AAAAATTTTGCTCGGTAAAGTTATTATATGCAAAAATACCGCCCAGTTTGGCTACTAATGCGTCTTTTTTAATCTGTGCCATAATTTCTGCCTCTTTGGCAAATTTAATGCAAAATTCGCATTTTCCGTCCAATAAAACTAAATTATGCCCGCATTTATCACACCACTTTGGCTCTTTAATCTTAAGAGGGATATTTGTTTTCAACTGGTTTTGCATATCCTACCTCATTATTTTTATTTTTAAAATTTTCCTTCAGGGCAAAAAGCCCCTGCCACTGATTGCCGATAGATTGCTCTACTATCTTTTTGGCTACGGATATATCCGTATTACTTAACTTCAATAGATTTTTATAAGCACTTTGTACGCTCATTTTGGATTTAAACGGCTTTTTTATTTCCTTTCGGTATCTCAACCATTTGGAAAACAAATCTTTAAAATCTACGTTTTCTATAAAAGACAAATCAAATTCTTTTTTAAAGGGGGTAGGGGGTTTATTATTATCTTCTCTATTCTCTTCTACTCTACTCTTATCTACTCTACTCTTAGGGGGAGTAGCTCCGTACTTACTCCGCACCTGCTCTGTACTTACTCCGCACCTGTTTTTCATAGGGGATTTTCTTTTTTTTTGTTTAGTTTTATAGCGTCCACGTAAAAATTCTCCCGAATAATCCAACCAGTCGTGTAGCATTAAATTTTCGTCAACGAAACCAGCTTCCTGCAAACTTTGGAGTAGGTTCGGAGTTACTATGGAGCTAATCCGTACCGCATCATATATCTGTTTTTCTGTATATTTTGAAAGGTCTCCGTCATCGGCATAATCTAACGCCCAACTCCAAAGAAATACTAAAACTCCACAGGTTTGGTGAGTATCTTTTTTTAGCAACTCTGCTAATTTAAAAAGTTTCGGGTGATTAATTAGGGTTTGATGTAGTTTTATCCACGCCATTATTTTGTCCTTGTCTTTGTCCGTTAGCAATTTGCCAACATTTTTTACGGATTTTGTCTACAGCAGTATCAGGCAAGCCAAAAGCTTCCACTATATCTAAAACTGATTTTATTATTTGCGATTGTGTTTCTTGTGGGTGTTCTACCATTGTCTTTGTCCTTGTCTTTTACTACTTACCAAATTCTAACAAACTGTTTATTTCTTTGTCAAGCTAAATAAAAGGCGGCTGTTACACCGCCCCCTAAGTTATCTTACCGAAGTTGAAACATTTGATACTGCTTTAACGCCGGGTATTTTAAGATTTTCTTTTGATACCTGCGCCAATTTATTTAATGCAGGCATATTTGGCAATACTAATTCGGGAATAACCTTACCTGATGCAATGGCTTTGCATAATGCCACTATGTCGGTAACCTCTGCGGACCATCTCGTAGTATGTGAAACTCCGACAGGAGCAGATACTTTGGTTTGGACCGGGGCGGTAACAGGTGGCAATACAACTGGTGATCCTGTTTTCTCTGCCTTTTTTTCTGCTTTTTTAATTTCTTTTTCCCGGGCTTTTGCCTCTACTTCTGCTATTTCGGCAAGCCGTCTATTTTCCACTTGTACCCAAATACCTATTTTTTGGCGGATAATATTTTCAGAATTTTCTACAGGTTGAAGGAAATTATCCCGCAAATTCCTTGCCTCGTCATACGCTTTTTTAGCAGATGACACGGCAGGTTTAAAAGTTTCATTAATACTTACTCGCATTGACTTGATGTCTTTTAAAAACAAAGTAGCAGATATATTGCTTTTTTCGTCGGCAATAGTTAGCGCTTCCACTTTTTCAATTAGCGAATTACTTTGTTTTTCTAGTTCCTGTTTTTTTTCGTTTGATACTATTTCCATTTTTTTACTCCTCCGTTTTTTTATTTTACATACCCATACATTTTCTTAACATTATGACTGGCCCAAAGACTTAAAAACTCCGTCCAGTCAGTGGGATTATCGTGCCATTCTACTTTGTACCCTGTGGGCGAAAGGTACAAGCCCATTCTACGCCATTTGCGTTTACTTTCTTGTTCAATTAGCTTTAAATAAGCGGCGGTTTGCCAACAATAACTATGCTCTTTTGCTCCTGTTTTAATGTCAACCATTATGCCCTGTCTGCCTATTTCTGCTAACTTATCTAAAGTTCCTGCATACAAGTAAATACCGTGATACCGTCTTACTTCGTTTTGCAATACTTTTAGCTTTAATTCTTTTTTTGCCAAAATATAGCTTTCAAGGTATGGCATATCTACTGCGCTCACCGTTGCCATATCTAGCCTGCCTTCATCATAATACTGACAAGCTAGATGTACTCTAGTGCCACGCTCGGCCGCATCACAAGTTCCAAACTGCCATAAACCTAATTCAGCTTTTAGAATTTGAGTAACGCTATCAAGGCGTTTGCCTTCGGGAGTTTCGTAAATGTGCCCTATTGGCTCAAAGTATGGCTCGTAGATTTTTGTCATTTTTATACCAATTAAGCGTCAATATCAGATGTTACAATTATGGAATTTATAAAATGGTAAACATTTCCTTTAAATTCCGATGCCGATACTGTTATTTCCACTTCTTGACCGACAGAGTTTTTCATAGTTTCAATAATTTCATTTTTAGATATATTGCAAATATAATTCTCTCCGTCAATTTCAATACCGCAAGTTTTCTTTCCTTCTTTTGCCTCTAAAAAACGCTTGTTTATACCGACAATTTTTTCATTATCTTTGGCAACTGGTCTAGGCGTTGACGGTTTTTCTTTTTGTGCGGGCGTAGTTGTTGCCTGCCCCGGTACGTTTGCCATATCCTCAATATCCTGCGTGAAAATATCACTTGCGGCTGTAGCTGACAATATACCGTCAATGAAAGCGCGCTTTTTTGCCATTTTAAGCACAGTATTATAAACATCTGCAATATCTGGGTTCTCTGTTTTTTCGGTTGTAAGATACTTTACCCAATGCCATTTGCCATCAACATTTTTCATACCATAACCGCTTTTTCTGTATTCGGATTTGCGTTCTTTTGCATCGGTAGGTATCTTTTCGTCTGTTACTTCATAATCAGATACGTTGCGATATCTATATTTACTTTCCATAGTTGAGCAACTTCCAATTCCAGTCGCTAACTCCTCTCCGTTGCAATTAAGGATATGACAATAAACGTTGTAGTCTCTATGCCCATTTCCCATATCGGTAATTGTAATATCCGATATGTTGTTAATTACAGGGCGAAGTTTAAATGTCATCGCCAATTTTTCTGCCCCCGATTTTAACAATGTTGGCTTTTTACCGCATCCAGTTATAACTCCGTAATGTTGGTCTTTTTGCATCACAGCATTCATAACTTCTTGAATTAAGTGAACTTGCGACTTAACCGCAACCGCACTCAATGGCGCATCTTTAACTACTGCTACTTCATTTTTTTGTTCGGTCATTTTTACTTCCTCCGTTTTTTTTATTTTATTTATTCTCAAGTTCAAAAATACTACGCTCAATAGACGCCAACGGTTTACTGCCTGCCAAATAGCGATATATCGTACCACTTCTAACTCTCAACATATCAGCCGTTGCCTCAAATCCGTTCTTTTTGATAATTCTTTTTAGCGCAGTTAAAGTTTTTCTGCTTATTTTTTTTGTCATAAATTAACTCCTATTTTTTTATTGGTAAAGTGTACCATTTGTGATACAGTTTGTCAAATTTTCTTATTGAAATCCCGCCCCCCTTTTTAAAGAGGGACGGGGTTTAACATAAAATACTACTTAATTACTTTAAGCAATATATTTATGTTTCGTGCAGGAAACATAAAGGCAAAATACCGTTCCCACATATCAGCAGAAATTGCATAAAGCAGTCTACCGATTAAACTTGGTAAACCTTTGCCAAAATACAATTTTCTATGCACAAGTTGAAATAACTTTTTTTGCCCATAATGCCCTTCGTAAAGAATACTAAAAGCATTCTGTCCGAAATGGAATTTGTGGCTTAAATCATTCCAACTTTGATACGAGGAATAATGAGGCGTTGTAATTTCTATTATGGCCCCACTTTTGCAGCACCGGTGCATTTCTTTAAGAACTTGCATCGGATCGCTCAAGTGTTCTATAATATGCTCGCATACGAACCCTTCCAGTTCGTTATCCTCAAAAGGATAAGGAAATACATTACAGTCGTGCATAATGTTTGGATTTACACTTGGATTATTATCCATAGTACCAATAATTCCCTTCTCTTTTATTTCGCCCGAACCGATACTAATTATTTTCGGTTTCATTTTGTCTCCTTTTTTGTTTTCACTATGCCTAATTCCCCTGTGATTAGACTTTCCCCAGTGGCAGGCAAATTATCAAAATTAGTTTTGTCTTTTAAGATGGCATTTTCTAAATCCACAGGATTGTAATTATAATCAAGATTATCATCCATTAATTTACGCACATTCTTAAACGGGTCTTTGTCGGTTATGTAAACCTGTTTAATTTCACCGCCACTAACTTTTTTTCTATTTTCAGCGCTACATTTCATATCGTAACACACGGGTATTGTACCATCAATCATTATACCCCACATTTTCTTAAGCATTATCCGCCCTCCAGTTGTTTTATTTTGTTTTCGCAGTATTCTCTACCCTCAACCTCATTAAATATACTAGCCCCAAGTTCTTCAATCATATCTGCATACGCCTTTATTTCTCCCCTTTTCTCCGCATCCGCAATGGCTTTGCGTACTTCTTCAAAAAAAGTACTCATATTTCTTACGATAATACAATTATTTATTGGTTTATCTTTCTCCTCGCATTCGGGATATTGTTTTTTCATACTATCTGAGCAATGGAAATCGTTACAAATAAATTTCTTTAACTCCTCAACTTTCTCATCTGCAAATTTAGACATTAGATGCCTCCTCAAATCCATCGCAAGTTATTAACCACGTTGGGTCAAAATTGCAAGGAAATGCAAACCAACCACCCTCAATACCCCTTTTGAAACATTGTATGTTTATTCTTTTTGGTTGCGGGTGTTTACAACTGGAATGGCAACTACCAACAACCTCGTCTCTATATTTGCAATCCCAACATTTTTTTTCTTGTTTCTTTACTTTTTTAGTACTTTCAATTATTTTTATCATCAAACACCTCCCAGTTTATTTCATTGGTTCTATAACAATTTTTTTGAAATGTCTAGTACCTTTTGGAATACCTAGTATTGCATACTCTAATGCTTCAAAAATTTCAGCTTCTATTTTGGAAGTCTTAAATCTATTTGCATACAAATAATCTTTTTTACCTTTACAATTTACTCTAAACACACGATATTTCATAACAACCTCCCAGTGATTTAATCCTTTTTTCAAGTTCTTGTTTCTGCCTTAAATCCTTGCCACATATTGGACAAAAATTTATTTTAATTTTTTCGGAATGGTCTAGGCATTCACTGTCAGTAGGGTCTGCTTTTCGCAAATATCCCCTGTCAATAAATACCCACTCTTTGCGATAATGTAAATTAATACCCTTAACATCTTCTAATTTACAAAAGCCGTGAAAATCAAGCTCCTCAAATTCTATTAGCGGTTTCTCCTTTTCGCAATAATTACAAAGCATTCCCACCTCCCTTATCCTTTGTTTAAGTTCTTGTTTTTCTTGTGCATCAAACCGCTTTTTAGCCAGTTCGGCTATTTCAATTAGTGTCAAGGTTGTCATTTATACCCCTCCTTGTTTACCCACAGGCATAGTTGCGCTAGTGCTTCTTGTGGGGTTTTGTGCGTAAATAAATCAAAAATACACTCTCCTGTATTAAAGCGATTGATATATCCAACTTCCCATAACTTATTATTTTTTCTAATTGTTAAAGGAAATCCGTCAAAATCACTAGGCAACCACTCAAGCATTTCGGCTATTGACGGGGCGGGTATTGTTTCGCATTTTTCGTAAGCAAATACAAATAGATGCACCTTATCTTTCGGACATAAAGTCCATATATTCTTATGTATGTCTTTAGCCCACACCATCGCAGTATCAATCTTAATCCCCGCATCCTGTAACTTCTTTGCCGTCTCCAAACCTACGCAGTCTTTCATTGTACCTCCTCCGTTAAGTGTGATTTGCCATTTAAATGGTCTACTTCGTGTTGGATAACCTGTGCCGTGTAGTTAAAATAAGTCTTTATTTTGTTTTTTCTTTGCAGGAAGTCATAATAGGAAACGACAACCGCAGGGTATCTATCCTCTAAAAAAGACTTGTTAGGAAACGACAAACAACCTTCGCTTTTAATTTTAGGTTTGCCTTTCAATGCCTCAATTCTAGGGTTAATCATAAAGATTTTATCATCTAAAAATATCGCGCAAAATCTCTTATCTCCCCCAGTTTGATTGTATGCCAAACCTGCGCAGTTATCTAACGTTTTAGTGAAGTCAAAGAACGCTTTCGCCTCTTTTAGCAAATCCTCTGTAATTTCAGTAGGCAATAATTTAGTTTCGGTTTGCTTGCCGATTAGGATTTTCATTCTCCCCCCTTGAGCAAATGACTATGCTCAAACTTGTTGCCGATGATTTCCATATTTGCTAAATTATCAGCACAATATGAGTCACGATAAAATTTTGGCTCAATTCCAAATTTTACTATTTCAAAATCAAAGCAAGAATTTTTATTATTCCAAACAGTTTCATATATTGTAGAAAATTCGTCTTTTAACAAATTCCCTTCATAATCCATAATTTTATTCTTGTCGGGAAGTCCTGTGCATTGATAAGGTTTGCCGATATATGAAATATCTTTAGGAATACTAAATAAATCATAGTATAGCCACTTCTCACCATTCCAAAATCTAAACTTCAACCTATTTTCCATACTGCCTCCCGAAATGCTTTATGTTTAGCTTAAATAGAGGTATGACAACTTCGTTTAAATGTCTGCAAATGTCGTGGCATAACATTGCCGTATCTCTATCTGTTTTCATATTAGCAAGCATCAGCCTGCCGTATTCGTTACTCTGCCGTCTAATTTCGTTTGCTATTTCCATTTTTACGCTCATTTTTTTATCCCCCTTTGGTTTTCTACCACCCAGTGAGGGGCATACATTTTACTACTCAGGGAGTGTTCTGTTAGATTTTAGGCAGGGATAACACCCTTAGTAATTCTGCTACCCCTGCGCTTGCAGGTATTACACCTGCGTATTTTGAGGCAGGGGCAGGATTTGCACCTGCAACGCCATTATGTATCCAAATGTAGAAAACTAACGGCTCAGCTGTTTACAACACTACATTTACCTTATGTTACCTATTTCCATCACCCTGCCATATTTTCAAAGAGCTAAAAACTGCTAATCTTCTAAAAAATAAATAATTTCTTCAGTATCAATATTGTTGACAGTGTTTATTTTTTCGCATATTTTTCTTACTTGTTGTTTTTCTCTTTTATTAATCGTCCTATCATTGTAATTACAGTTTCTTTCTATCTTCAAAATTGCTAAAACTTCATTTGTTAAGTCTATCATCTCAAACCTCCTCAAACTTTCCCCCGCCCACCCTAACAGACGGGGGTCTCAAAACCGCAGGATTAACTGCGGGAAATTGTTTTACTTTTTAATTTTTCAATAATAAGTTTTGCCAAACAATCTGCTGTTTCTTGAAACTTATCATAGCGAAAACTTTTTAAATAAATATGTGCGCTATCTCCAGCATATGGCAATTCACCATTCATAGATATAAACCCTGATTTTCCGTTTATTATTATATCATCACTATTTCTATGTTCATAAACGCAAAAGGTAAAATCCTTTGATTTTTTGCTACACATAAAAGTAATTCCACATTCTCTGCAATTACTAAAAACCCCAACATAAACATCAATGTCTTTATGTTTTTTTAGTTCCTTATTCTTCTTTAAAAGCTTTAACACTTTTAATCCTATTTCTAGTCCGCTACTTAATTTTATTTGTTTCATCTCCCCTTCCTCCTGTCAGTTTTGAGTTTTGTTAATTTTCAAGGATGCGCTCCGTAGAGCGCTACCTAAAAAGCTAATTTTTAAAAACGATATGGTCTAAACGGCATACCGCTTTTTTAAAACCAAAGCCGTTAAGGACTTTGGCTATTCCTTCTTTTTCTGCTTTTTCAAATTTTAATTTTGGCGTAATTTCAACTTTTTTCATTTCGGTATCATTGCCAAAATCAAAATCAATATCCGTGCAATGAAAACTTCGCCAGTCTGCGCAAACAGCGGCTATTTTATTAATTATTTCATCTCTGTTTTTTCCTGTATTTGTCATTTTCCTTCTCCTTCGGTTTTGAGTTTTTTTATGAGGATTATTAACCCTCACTAATAGTGTATCACAAATATGACACAATGTCAAGGGTTATTTTTAGCTATTTTTAAAGTCCATTTTGAGAGAGGAAACGCCATAGAAGTTGATTTAAATCAAGTTTTGATTTTGTAGATTTTGTGTAATTTTAGCAAAAAAATAATGCTTGCCCTTCCTTATATATATATAAGGATAAAAAAAACCCCCCGCCGCTATGCAGGACGGCGAGGGGATTACTGCCACGGAGGAGGTCTCAATGACTATGTTTTGTTTTTTTCCAGTCCAGCCCTAATGCCGAAGACGGCTAACCCACTTACAATTAATGTACCGCCTTCACTTTGTATCACAGTACCAATCCAGTCGGCAAAAGCGCCGACAGTTTCAAGCCCAGTAAAACTATCCACGATTTTTGCCGTACCTTGTAAGACAAGGATTGCGCCTGCGAAATATGACTTTTTGCCTTTTAAAAAGTTTTGCATTTTTGCAAACATAACCTTATACTTTTTTGGCGTTAGCAAATTTATTAGGAATTTTTTCACTGTATTTTTTCGCCCCAATTTTTACCAAGAAATTTATTTAGCGTTGTGATAATTGCGTCAATCGCAAAGCCGATTATTTTTTCCTCAAGCCATTCGGGCATAATGGGGATATTAATCAGCTTATTGATTATTGAAACCGCTAACTGCTTTTTATCAGCGCCATTAAATCCTTCCTTAATCGCCTCAAACTCAACGCTTTTTATTGCAGCGGGTATGTACTTTATACCACCCTCTTTGATATCCTCTGCCAATTCTTTTGAGGATTTAATCAATTCATCTGCTTTTGCTTCATAGTCTATTGCCATTTTTCCCACCTTCCTTTTTTTTATTTTTCCGCCTGCCGAACAATCTAAAATTATGAAACTGCAAACGGATTTTAAAGCTTAATTTCTTTATACCAAATTTACTAGCAGTTTTTAAAATACTTTCAATCATTTTCGTAACTCAAAATGTAACAAATCGTCAAAGCCGTTGTTCGCAAAATCATTATCGCTATCCCAGTCCCCACCCCAAATTACGCTATGCTCTATAAAGCCAATTAATTTTAAAAAGAATGCGCACGCTTTAATTATACCGGCAAAATAGTAGAATTTAGCCCGCGCCTTTATTAACTTTGAAAGTTCTGCGTAAGTAAGAATGTTAAAATCTTTGGGGATAGTTCCCCATTCATAGGGAATAGGGTCAGGCGATGCGTCTACTGCCCACGATTTTAAACGTTTAGGAGGGTCTATGTTATGTTTACTGTCGGGATATCTAACCTTACTATTGCCATTTTCAAACGCTTTGTTTTGCTCAAATTCGCCACGTTCGCCCCATAATATCTTAATCGGGAAAATCTTAACTGCTAATTTAAAAACCATTTGCAAATCTTTATGGCAGGTTTCAAGTTTTTTTAAATCTCTATCGGTAAAATTTGGCATAATTTTATCGCCTCAAAAGCAATTTAATTTCAGATTGCCCTTGCATTAAATGTTGCTGATTTGTTTCCAATTTAGCAACGTTTAAATTTATAGTGTCTATTTGGTTTTTGTTTTCTCTGATTAAAATAAAATTATTTTTAGTGTCCTCATATTTTAGGTTATTTTTGGCAACAAAAAAAGCGGTTCCATAAAGGCCTCCAATGATTATAGACAAAACACCTAAAAATAAAACAATAGTTTTTAAAGATACGTTGTTTTTTTCTATGAAATTATTAACTGCGCACATCTTTCCCCCTTATCCAGTCTAAAGTTTTTTTGAACATAACAAATAGGAGAAAAACATAAGGCGTATATTCTGCTAAAATCATAGAAGTTAGTCTATCTTTTAACAAGCCGTGATATGAAAGTAATATATCTATATTGCAAAAAATAGCAGATATAATCCAAAAATAACAATATATTTTTAACGAACCCAAAGAGTATTTTGCAGTTTTTAAAAACCTATTATGTAATGGAATATATTTTTCTGATAATCCTTTGTGAAATTGCTCATAACGACCGTAGTATATTTTTTCTCTTAAATATAATCCTAAAACAATTAATGCAATTATGCTATTTCTATTAAAAAGTAAAACATACCAACAAAGATTTTCCCCTGCAAAAATAGAGTGTAGAGGTTTTAACATTATAGCCGTTATGAGCAAAATTACTGTCCACATATTAATTCCTTTTAAGGATTTGTTGGGGGCAGAGTAGTGCCAGGCGGTTCTTGTATTTCCAACTTAGCCCCATTAGCATTTGCCACTTCAACAAGTTTTTGAATGCTATCAACGCACCACCCTACTTGCGCTTTTAGCCCCTTTATTTCTTCTTCGTTTGCCATTCTTTTTTCTCCTTAACTTACTTTCAAAAAGCAACTCCACTTTTTCAAAGCAAGTTTAGTTTTTATTTTTCCTTTCAGAAATTTCCATATCCTTTTTTAATTCAAAATCAATAACTTTATTTACAAAATAATCCGCTATTTTTTCAATTGCACAGCTAGCAGGAATACCATTTTTAGTTAATTTATTTAAGATTTTTTCTGCCGTTTCAATTTTGCAATTAAGTAACCTTGCAACTATTTCAAAGTGTTCTTTTATCGGTTCAATTCTACCGTACATTAAGTCTCCCTATCCGCAATTATTTGCGGGTGTACAAAATCACTTTCAACGTCATCAAAAATATAACCCTTACTATACGTTTTTCCTTCGGTACGTTCCAAAATATCATCGTAACCATATTCGGTTTTTATTTTCTCCGCCATCTCTTGAGATGCTACAATTACGTTTTCTATTTTTCCTTCCTTAATTAAACAAAATATAGCCATAAATTAACGCCTCCAATAAACTATGCAAATACCTTGTGCTCCTGCTCCCCCCGCATCGCCCGAACCCTCACCACTCGCACCGCCCGCACCATATTTGTTTCCTGCGTTTCCTGCGCCAATCGTGCCATCTCCACCTTTCCCATCAAATGCACCAAATGCTAATCCACCACCACCACCCGCACCTAAATCAACGCCACTTACACCGCCCCTAGAGTATAACCAAAATGGAAAATCTGTATTCTGCCTATTATCAACTCCTAATCCGCCATTTATTCCTATAGCGTTGGTTCCACTTCCACCGTTACCGCCAGTACTAGCAGCTACTCTTCCACCGCCTCCGCTACCACCGTTTCCCCCGATCCCTGCAGTTCTGTTTCCTGCGTATCCTCCGTAAGCAATTATGTTACTCCCAAAAGAAGTATCGCTACCGTTACCGCCATCTGCACCGCCTACACCACCTGACCCGCCTGCACCTATTGTAATGATTGTAATGCCCGAAACAAAGATATTTACACGTTCTATAATTAAACCTGACCCGCCAGCAACTCCAACACTGCCCGATGAGTCTCCACTACCGCCTCCACCTCCACCTATCATTAAAATGTTATAATAATCAACCCCCGATTTAGGCGTAAAACTTCCACTGGAAGTAAATACTTCCGAAAATACTTTGCCAGTAATCATATCAAAAACGTCTATTGCCATTTTTTTACCTCTTTAAACCAAAACTTTTAAATCTATTTGGATTTGTACAACGCCCTGCGTTGCAACGTTTAAATTTGCGCCAACGCTTTTAGCAGTAATTTTTAAAGTCGTTGGGTTTGTCATATCAAAGATACCGCCATAGCGATGATGCGCCCCGACATCTGTCGCTACTGCTTGAAAAACGTCAAAATCGTAACTCAATTTGTTTAAATCCCCGGTAACTCCGCACCCGATTTGATAAGCCGTTATCCCACCGCCTAAAAATTGAGTGTCGTGTTTTACAAAAGTGTCGGTTACTCTTGTTTTTGCAGGCAGAGTAAATAAATCAATGGTATTCGTAAGTCCTGCAGTAGCAAAATCCGAATATGTTTTAGTAATTTTAGTATAAATACCACCCGCCGCAGTTAAACCAATTTCTCCTATGACAGTATTGGGGGTCCCGATGCGCACTATTTTAATAGTTCGGTTTTCTGTAATGTATAAATCCCCGATGGGCGCAGGCACTTCGCCAACGTCAGCCGAGCCGTCTACTATCTTATTACCAGTCGCTCTATCGTACGGCACAAGTTTACCAACATAGCCGACATCTTCCAATACTTGATTAAGCGTTGAGCTTTCAAGTATTTGCAAAAGTTGAAATAAAGTATATATCGCTGATTTTGCCATCTTAAAATTGCTCCGCAAAAAGATTTAAATTTTCCCTTTCAACTTCATTAATTACTTTACTAAAAATAATGATGTTTTGTAAATTGCCATCGTAAAAATTTACGTTAGGAGATGCCGACTTTGCGCCAAAAACAAAAGCAGATACATCGCCAACTATACTATCGCTTGTACCAGTCTGCAAAACTCCATTTATGTATAATTTTAAATCGCTTATGCCGTCAAATGTTACTAAAATAGAATTTCTTTGAGCCGAAATTGCGCCACTTTTGGAAATAAAACTTGCCCCATTCCATAAACTAGCCCGTAAAATTCCACTCTCAAATGAAAGCCCGAATTTATTACTTGCCCCGATTATATTGTTTACTAAAACCTGCGCAGATGCTACGCTTGCAGGTGTAAAAATTATTGACAATGAAAATGTCAATATATTTGACACTTCATTTAAAACTGTGCGGGAAATAAAATTATCAGAGCCGTTAAAATCTATTAAATTATTTACTTTATCAAATTTCGGTTGATTTGTTTTTGTTGCCTGCGATAAATCGTAAGTATTTCCGCTTTGGTCGTAGAATGTTTTTAAATATCCAGTATCAGAACTTGCATTTTCTAAAGCATTATCTATAAAATCATTAAAATTTAGCCATTTTTCAGCTAAATAAGTATCTAAAAATTTTCTGCGAAAAATAAAATCCCTCTCATCATCGGAACCGTCATCAACGGCTGTGTCGGCGCTATTATTACGCCTTAATTCTAGGCAATTATCCGAATAATCCTCTTTTAAAAGGTTAAATCCGCACGCTAAAATAATATCCGAAGTGTCGCTTGATATTGGCGGGATATCTTCAAAGGTTACTTGTTGTAATTTTAGCGTAGTCTTTAAATTTGCCGAGTGATTAATTCCGCTAATCTTATAAAAATTGTTTTTATTTATTTTTATAGCCCCGATTGCCTGCCCCAAAATGCCCTCATCAAGTTTTGAAACGTCTAAAACAAAGGCACCTTTACTATCGGATATTTCAGTTCTGCGTATTTGGCATAAGTCAAAAATTTTAGCATCGGGATAAAAAGGTAACTCAATTCTAAAAGATAGTTTCGGATTTTCTGTCTGTGTACCGATAAAATCTAATAAATTTTGGCGTTCGGTAGCATTATCAATAAACTCAATATCAACATCTTTAGAAGTTCCAAATTTAGTGTTATTGCTTATAAATTCTAATGCCGTATCGCTCCAAAACCATTTTTCTATTACGTTTTTTCCGCCTTGATTAAAATCAAAAACGGATATCTTTTTTTCAGGCGAATTTAAAAAGAAATGTTTAACTACGCTTGTTGGTTTTGCCGGGCGGAAATAAAATACGTTATCTTTTACGTAAAAAATGGAATGCCCGAACGCTAATTCTCGCAATAAATCTATTACTTTAGTTTCGGGGTCTATCAAAGACAGATTTAAACTCTGCGTATTGTAACCTGCGGATATATTATCTGTATTGACTTCAAAAAAAGCCGTAAACTGCCCACGATTGACTATTTCATAGACAAGGTCGTTGACATTCGTAGCGGTCAAAGTGCCTAACTCCGCCACGTTTAACGTGCTTAAAATTGATACCAAAGCCCTTGCGGAAAATTGCTCGCTGTCATCTTTTGTAGTTACGGCAGTTTTATCATCTATAAATCCTTGAAATGTCTCCGTTTCAATCAAAATCGGGTTGTCAGGGTCGGTATATCGGTCAATGTACCCTTCCATAATCCGAATTAGCGAATTATGGCGCACAAAATTTACAAAAATTGAGTTCGGATTGTCTTCGTCAGACATTTCCCCGTGAAGATTTTTCAATTTAAGATTAGCGGAGCCGACTTTTACCTCTCCAAATTCGTAAAGGTTGTCAGGGATTTGTTCGCTAATCGGGCTGACGCTCTTATCTATCAAGTAATTTGAAATATCAAACCAATCGTCCTCATATTCTTTTACTTTTTTAACGGAAACATCGTCTATTTCGGCAGTAAAAGCGCTCAATCCTTTTAAATATAGCGTAGAATTGCCAAGCGCTCTTATTTTTAAAATATAAATACCATTTTGCGCAATAGTTTCGCCAACGCTTTGGTCCCCCATTAAAATCTGCAAAGTTCCGCTTGCATAACTTGTCATCAAAAATTTTATTTCATACAAAAAGCCACTTTCCAAACCTATGTCTTGCGAAAGTGAGGTATCAGTTACGGCGCTTGCATTAGCTTTACCGTCTGTAATACTCCAATTTGCCCCTTTCGCCCAGTCGGTATCTGTGGTAAAATCGCCATTGGTAACAAGTTCGGCCGCAAACAATTCGGTAACCGCAAGCCGTCTTTTAATTTCTAAACGTCTGCCGTGTTTAAGTTCGCTGTATCTTTGCCAAATTTGCTTATTAGTTAAACTCATAAATTATGATACCTCAATCAATCGCAAATTATCATTTAATCCAGTCCAATAAAGATTTTTAGTAAGCGAAGGGCTACCGCCACGCACCCGCGCAACCTTGTAAATATCCCTAAATCGGTACGGCTCAAAAGAATAATCAAATTGCCCATCAACGCCTGCATTAATCCAAATATAAAACTCCGTTGCCCTATCTTTTAAAGTTTCCAAAAGGTCTATGTCGTTTTGGTTTATATGGCTTTTGATTGCAAGCGAAAAATCAAAACTATTTCCTTTTGTAATTACGATATTTTTGCTATCCTCTTTTTTGAAAATTGTTTCATTTACTTGTTCAGTCGGGTTCGGGTCTATAGGATATTCCAATGTGCCGATTAAATCAAAAGCGTAGACATCAAAAACGTACTTCTCCTCATTAGTCACTATGGTATTGCTGCCAGAAATACGAATACGGCTCATTGTAGTTTTGGCATCTAACAAAACGTATATATATTTATTGTCTGCGGTTTTAGTTATCGTAGCGTTGACGCCATCAGTAATGTTATTCCAACTGCCGTCATAAAATTCAAAAGCTATGTTTAAAATGTTGGTATTGTAAATAAAAAGCGCTTTAATTTCCCTGTTAGTTTCAAAATCCCGCTCTATAGATACGGCATTGCCGTCAGTGTCTTCACCGCTTGACTGCCAACGTGTATTTTTATTGCCGTCAAACGCAAGCCATTTAGTTTCATCATTGCTTGATACCGAAACATCGCCTTGAAATTCCTGTAAGGCGTAATTAAAATCAAAAAATGTTATCCCTTTAAATGTTGCCATAATTTATTATGCCGTAGTCGGAAACGGCGCTACTGCCCTATCCGTTATTTGATTTGAAATTATATCGTGTAAACTTATTGCTAATTCTTCAGGAGTACTGCCTATCAAATTTCCTTCAACATTTACCGTAATGTCCATTTTGCTACTTTGATTATTAGTTATCGCATCGGGCGATGATAATGCCAAATCGCCACTACGTAAAAACTGCGCCTCTGCCGAAGGTACAATAATTTCGCCTGCGTGTACGTTTGCAAGCATATCACTAGGCACGCTGTCGGTACCGACTGCAAAACTTGTACTCGCAATTCTAGCAATGGGGGCTATCGCTGCAGCTGCGACCGTTGCGGCGGCTACCAAGTTAGCGGGAAACGGCAATGTCAACGCTTTTGCAATACCTTCGTCTTTACTTACAAGCGCTTTTTTTAAGGCGATCTTCGTTTCCTGTATTGCATTTGCTTTATTTAATGTTTCCGATGCACCCAAAGTTTGCGCAACACTTTGCAAATTACTGTCGTTAAGTTTAGTATTAAATTTAGCTGATTTTTCTTTGAAAACATTTTTTCGGTCTTCAATAGCTTTTAAAGCACCTGCAAAATCTTCTTCTATCGCTTTTTCCTGCTCTTTTGTTAACGCTAAAATCTCTGTTTTCGCAAGCCCTTCGGTTTCCCAGTCAATTATTTTATTTTCTAAATCCAATAATCGCATTTCCCTTTCGGCAAGTAGTTTTTCTTCTAATAATAAAAGTTCTGCCTCATTTGCGGAGGTTTTAATTGCCAAAATTTGTGCCGCTTCCGCCTCTGTAATTTCGCCTTTTTTAATTGATAATGCTTTAGCATCTTCCGCCGCTCTTGCGTTTGCATCTTTTTCAGCGTCTAGCTTTTCTTTTTCTTTTTTTTGTTTATTTTCAGCAACTGTATCGCCTGCAAGTTTCCATTCATCAGCCCAAGCGCTGGCAACCGTTTTTACATCTTCCAATATAGATATATTTGATTTTCCAAAAAGACTACGAATGTTATTAACTAAATGCTCTACTACTGTCAAAGTATCATTGGCAAATGACAAAAATCCGTTTATAACTTTTGTAAAAAAGCCCTTAAATAAATCAAACCAAAATCTTATAGCGTCCGAAAAAACTATTTTTAAAAATTCTAATACTCGCTCTGTTTTTTCTTGTATACCACCCCAGTTTTTATTCCAAGCAACAAATAAAGTTCCGACTGCGACTATTAATGCGCCTATGCCTGTGGAAACTAAAGCGATTTTTAACGCACGCAAAGAAAAAACGCTACTCCAAATACTTTTAGTTAATAAACCAAAATTTGTTATTAAACTTGTGAGCGTAAATTGTTTAATGAAAATAGTATTTAAAATTAATTGAGTTTTCAAAACATTGAAACCTATCCCCAAAGCCCCGATAGCTTTTGTCGCATTTATAACCTGCCCTGCCAAAATAAGTAATGCGCTACCAAAAATGCCTATAAAAGCTACTACGCCACTTATCCCCGCACCCCATAAAACCAACGTAGCGATATTATTTTTAGTGCGATCGTCCATTTCGTTTAATTTATTAATAAAATTAGTAACAATTTGTACGGCAGGTTTCAATTTCTCTGCAAAAAAAGAACCAAAAGAAATGCGCAAAACATTTAAACTTCCTACTAAAATTTTAACTGCCTGCGAAAATGTCTCTAATTGCAATACGTACGCTTCATTTAATCCAGTTCCATTTTTAATATCACCGTTTATATTTACAATAGTTTTTCGCAGATTTTCTATTTCTTTTTCGCCTAACGCACCTACTGCGGTCAACGCTCTTATGTTCGGTATCATTTCTGCTAAAGCGTCGGGATTTTCTTTTGCGGCTTTCGCTAATTTAAAAAGCACTTCGGTAAAATCAGCGCTTTTTAAAGCAGACGCACCGACAGGGATATTGTATTTTTTCATTACTTCAATAGCCGCTTCAGTCGGTTTCAAAAGCCCTGATATAGCGCCTCTTAAAGCCGTTGACGCCTCTTCCGTACTTAAACCGCCCAAAGTTAACTGCGACATTGTCGCAAGTAAAGTCTTAAATCCTATACCTGCCTGCTTTGCAATAGGCGCTATCTTCCCAACATTGGCCGCAAGTTCGCCCACTGTGGTTTTACCTGCTTTTTGCGCACTAAAAAAAGCATTTGCCACATCGCTTGCTTTGACAGTTTCCTTTCCGTAAGCATTAATAACCGAAGTCAAACCGTCTACGGCAATACTTAAATCAGTAACACCACCGATAGCAAGTTTTTGAGCGATAGCAAAAGTTTTTAATGATTTTTCGCTTACGCCTAAAGCCGAAACAGTATCAAATAAGGCTTTGTTGGTATCTCTTATTGAAAATCCTAATCCGATTGCGTCTTTGGCTACACTTTTTAAATCATCGCCAAATTCGTCAAGTTCGCCTTTACTTAAAAGAGTGAAAACATTAGTAATGCCACTTTCAAAATCTGCAAAAGGTTTTAGCGTTGAAATTATACCTGCAGAAATACCCGCAAAAGCAATAGCGCCAACTTTGGCAACATCGGCAAAGCTAGTTTTCAGCGTATTTACTTTGCCCTCTATTTGCTTTGTGTCGGCTAAAAAATTAAGTACGACATTACTGCTTAACGCCATTTTTTGTAACTCCAAACTTACTCTCTAAATTTTTCCTAACAGTATCTAAATCCTCTTTTTTATTTCCATTTACATTGATAAAATTTTGATAAAAATTTACATACCTTTCAAAATTAGAGTTTGCAACCTGCATATTTCTGCGAGTATTCGCATTTGAAACTGCGCCCGCTACTTTCATACTATTTGCAAAACCGATATTCTTAAATGCCATATCTTTTAATGAAATTTTGCCGTATTGTTCGCACAAAATTTGTATTTCCCGCAGTGTCAAGTCTCCAATTTCGTTAAATTTATATCCTGCTTTAAAGACTAAAAGCCCGATGATATCTTCAAAATTTAACTTTTTTTTTCTGCGATTTTTTCGTTTTCTTTGCTTTCGTTGTCATCTGCTTTAGGTAAACTTGCATTTAAAGCAGTAGTAACAGTTGATATATTTCCGCTTAAGTTCTTTACAAATTTAAGTAGAATATCTGCCGTTACACTATCGCAAAAATTCTCATAAGTCATTTCTTTTTTGTCTTCTTCGGAAAATCCCGCATATAAAACCTTTGAAATTGTTAGCATAGGTTTGTTTTTTAAAAGTTCGCCCAATAGACTAATTTTCAAACCTTCTTTTTCTAACTCAATAATATCGGTTAAAGAAAATCTTAATTTATATTTTTTATTACCTATCGGAATTTCGCTACTACTCAATAATTTTGCAATGTTATCAAAACCGTCATTACTTTCAGCCATTTTACTACCTCCATTTTAAATAAGGGCGGGCGATTAAACCCGCCCCTTTTTAACTAACAAACGTCTTCGGGTTTCATTCGGTAAAGCGTATAGAGATTATTGTTATTACAAGGGTCAACAAGTATCTCTCCCGATAATGTAATCTCAGCCCATTCTCTGTAAACTGCGGAAAATGGAATGCCACTGGGTATACTGACTTTAGTAAAGTCAATATACGTTAAACTGCCATCGCTTAATTTAGGCAATACGGCAAGCATACCCATATACGTTGTGTTGGGTTTATTGCCAACCGAAGTAATTACATTTCCGAAGTTTACGCCTCTAACGTCTACGGCCGCAATATCTCCCTCTACAAGGGCAACGGAGCCACTTCCGCCAGTTATCGTAATGCCAAGTTCGTCAATATCAGTAGTACCACCTGTGCCTGCAATCGTAATGCCCGAAGCTACCAATCCCAAATTATCAAGGAAAGCGCCGTCTCCCTGCGGTTTACCGACTAAATAAATATCAACTTTTGTCGGGTCCGCAGTGCCTTTAAATACTAATTTTCCAAAGGGTATATTGCCCTCTTTACCAACGGTAGCCGCAATGCTTGCGATACCAGTAGCGGCATCAAATATAGATACGCCTTTAGTGTTTGCTATTGTGCCGATATCGCCGCTTGCCTCTGCAGCGGTATTATCAACCTGACTTCCTTGCTCAAAAGTCGTAAATGCAAAGTCGGGAAACTCACGCAAAACCAAAGTAATAGGATTTGCGGGTTCTCCGGGCTCTTGCGCCCACGCTCCGTCAGGATTTCCGCCAACTAAATTAACGCCTTCTCTTGACCGTTCAACTGTTAATTCCTGCAAAACCCTAAAAATGCCGTAAGGGTCTTTTGTTACCTGTTTGTAAGGGATAACTAAATCTATCCCAAACCTTCCGTTCGGATTTAAATCGCCCATATTTTTTACCTCGCTATTTTTTAATTTTCAAAATGACTATCGTCCCAGTTCAACTCGTTTTTTAAATTGTATGGGATATCTTCCCAAAGCGTACCTTTCTTTACACGAAATTCAACATTCTTTTTGTAAAGTAAACGTTCTGCTTTAGTTTTTCTACCTGCGAAATTAAACACTTTAATTTTGCGCCCATCGGGTCTATATATAGCTTTCTCTCCTTCAAAAATTCCTTTCGGATTATCTTTTTTATAAGAGATAGCCTGCGCTTTGTGATTATTTATTATTTTTTCTGCGATGTTTTTTACTTCGTTTTTATCTTTTGCCATACATACTACTCCTCTATGCGAATTTATAAGATAACTGCACGCCTGTGCCAATCATTTGCGCACCAGTATCAAATTTATTGCGCACAGGTAAAAGCGTTGTCATTTCGTAACCGAAATTTACAGAATTGTTAGTTCGGTTTCCGAGCGTCCTTAACAACGCATCAGCATAACGTAACCCCTTACGATAATCAGTATTATTATTCCCTGCGTCTTCCATTGAAAACCAAAGGGAGACTACAAGGTTTAATTCAACCGCAGTACGTGCGTGATTATTAGGGTCTAACTTTATGCTATCGTCTACTACTATGTTAACGAAAACTTTCTCCTCTGCGGGTAACTCTGCCAAATCAATGTAATAAGAAGCATCATTGACGCTTGACAAAACTATGCCGTCAGTGTATTCGGAATTTACTTTTGCGATACAATTATTTAAATCGCTTTTTAAAAAATCCAATATGTCATCTAAAACTTGTTCTATATTTTTAATTACTTTCATAATTTATTAACCAAATATATTGCCTTTTAAATTTGCATTTCCTTTAAATCCTGCCCTTATAAATAGTCTTGATAAAGCATCTGATAAAGGTCTGTCCCAACGTTCTTTTACTGCCATATTCTTTACAAAAGGGTCGTTAAGTATTTCACGCTGTGGCATTTTCTTTGTGCCTAACTGGTGAAATTTAGCAATAGCGCTTTTACTTCCAAACGTTGCGGATTTATCGCTGATAGTAGTTATATTATCTGTACCGCCTTCATCAGAAAAAGAGCTTGCCATTTGTCCTGACAAAACCAAAGAAGGATACGCATCGCCCTTTAATCTTAATTTTTGCATCTTTGTAGATGGCGCTAAATCTTTCCAAAATCTTAAATTGCCTTTGTTTGTATCAAAAAAACCGCCCATATGTCCACGAAATTTACGCCCTATTTCTTTGTATGCTTCTTTTAAGCGGATAAGGTTTTTATCGCCCAGTTTTTTAAAAATTGCCTGCGCGTCTTTAGAAAATTTTAAACTAAAACCATCAGCCATATCAACAATCCTCGCAACTTGCGTTTTCTTCCACTGTTTCGCTTACGCAAATAGGTAAATTCTCGTATCTTAAATCTTCTCTGCCATCTGCGATAGCAGTTTTTGACGTACTGTTTAAATATATTTTTTTATTTACAATATCGTCTATTTCTTGTAACGCCTCTTTTTTTAAATTTCTTTTTTTAGGAAAATCGCCCGTCTCTTTTGCGTCCGCATTAAGCACCATATCATCTATAGTCCCCGCAACCAATTTAGCGTGTAATTTTCGTAGTCGTTTTAAATCATCTACGTTCGTAATTGGAAGTTCGGCAACAACGCTAATGGCATCGTTTATAGTGCTTAATTCGTTATCCAAATGAAACTGTACTTTTGCTTCCGATAAGTTTGACGTAGCAGAAAACTTAAAACTCAAAAAGTAATTTTTAACATCCGCTACTAAAGCATAATTCGCCATATTATAAAAACCTCATTTAAAAGTTACGCAATTTTCGCAGTCAAAATCGTATGTATTAGCATCATTGCATTTTATCGGGCATATTCTATCGTCAGAATTTTCGTAATATACTTTTTTATAACAACCCGAAAGTAAAAAAATAAATAGAGAAATTGCCATTAAAAAGAAAATTACTAAATACCAAAAATCCTGTTTCATTGCGATTTTCCCATTTTAAACACGGTATAGTTTATGCAAAATTCTAATGGGTAAAAATCGCCACCATTACTGTCCGTTCTAGTAATTTGGATAAACATTATGTCAGCTTCCAAAAAATCATCTATAGAATAGTCATCTATTAATACTACGCTTCCAACTTTACCGCCTGCGGGAATTGTTATATTACGAGTTATAATTCTATCCGAAGTTTGGCCTGCCCCTATATTTCCGTCAGTATGTGAAGCCGTGTATAAGTCTATTTGAATGTCGGCTGTATTTATAGCCGTACTTGAAGAATATGACAATGCTATTTCTATTGGCGTAGAAGTGTCTATGCCAAACGGAAATGAGTAAGGGGCGTGTATTGCGTCCCCTAAAGCATTGCGTAGTTTATAGACTGTTTGAATAGCGGTAGAGCTTATATTTAATGTAGCGGTATTTGGAATGCCACCGTCCCAAAAATCTATAGCAGGAATTTTATGACTAATTTTAAATCTTGAAACGCCAAAGAATACATCCCAATTACATCTTATTGTTGCTATTCCATTACTGCGATACATTATGTTAGTTATTCTCGGAGGGGTAGAAATTCCACCGGGTGGGACTTCTAAAACAAGCCAATATCTACTATCCCCCGTATTCGGTATTTTATCCAGAATGTTATCGGTACCTAACCAGTCACTATCTATTTGCTCGTTTAAAGTTACGTATTGCTCATTTGTTATACGCCATAAATTTTTACTATTTTGGCGAATACAAGTATCGTTCATCGACATCCAGTCTACTGCGATTAAATCATCGGCATTAATACTGTAATACTTTGCTATATATTTTTCTGTAGAAGTTTTAGCCACCGTACATAAAGTCTTAATAGCCCACGTTTTAATTCCTTGCGGTCCGCTAAAATATAATCTATCTCCCGCATCTCCCGAGGTTATAATTTCAGTATCAAAATCTGTTATCTCTGTAAATCTAGAACCGCTTGGAGCAGACGCATCAAGTTTCCAAATTTTCAAACCTTCCTGCGTAAAACCATTCTCTAGCCCAACCGAACTGCGAGAGCCGATATCCCCAATTATACTACCTGTGCGGGTTTCAACAATGTTAAATCTATCTATGGTCGTATCAATCTGCGTTGCAATAGTAGTTATTCCACCACTCAAAAGTAATGAAAAAATTGCGATAAGCCAAACGGTTGAACATTTATACGTTGCCAAAGGCATCGTAAATATATTTTTTAAAAAGTTTTTCATAAGTTTGCGCTCCTTGAAATTTCAAGCCAATTAGTGCCGTTATAAATTAGCGTTATAGTGGCATTGATATTGTCTAAAATAAAATCATTTCCTTGCGAAAGGCGTAAGTTGCCAGTAGCGTGTTTTAAAGTGGTATCTCTGCCGTCATTTTCAGATGTTAAAATTAAAATCATTCCTAACGAACCGCCATTTATGGTATCTAATTCGTCAGTACCTAAATCGCCCTGCGTATCTATTTTATGATAGCTTCTAATCGCCGTTATAACGCCTGTGGCTATAGTTAACTCGGTAGGCGTGCCGTAACTATATATTTCTGATTTAATTGTACCATCAGAGCCGTCAAGCGTAATTAAATATGTAGACGGAGTGTCTGCATCTTTAGCAACGCCAAATAAACCGCTTAAATTACGTTCGGCTGTTTTCGTGCCTGTATCAATAACAACGCCATCGTAAATACCGGCATTCGCAAATCCAAAAAACAAAAAAATGCTTAAAATTATTTTTATTTTTTTCATAAATTATCCTATCGTAACCCAGCCGTCAGCCGATGTCCATTGAAATAGTTGCTTAATATCAGTTGAGTACCACATTAACGCAATAGTAGGCGCTACTGGTCTCGCTGCGTGAAGTCCTTCTTGAAGAATTACTACTGTGCTTGGGTCTCCCGAAAAATCGCTTTCCCGTCCCCTGCCTAAAATATAATCTTCCTTATAACCACTCATAAGTTACCGCCTTAATTGTAAACGACAGTTGTCGCTCGGTTATTCCAAATGTTATCCTCTTTAGAATTTCCATCAGCCCACGTAATGTTGCCTTCAGTTACCGATGTTACTGGTTTTATAATCTTTTTAATACTCCAAATTGCCAACGCTTTTTTATCAAAAGAATTTATTTTAGCAGTACCGACATAAACAACGCCTACAGTACTAACTTCATCGTCTATAAGTCTTGTAATCTCTCCGCTTCGGTCATCTATTGCGGCCGCATTATTTCTTCCGCTATCATTTTCAGCCATAATAATATCTCCTATTTTTTAACTTCTAATAAATTTGCAATGCCTAAAGAATTTGTCATTACTTTAAATTTGATTAATTTATTTTTTCTTTTAATGTAAACATACTTTGTTTTTAAGTTTTTAATATCCTTATTCGTAATTACTTTAATTTCCGCTTGTGCTTTACTAAAAAGATTTTTCAAAAAAGACATCATTTAACCTCTTCCAAAGTATCTAAAATCCTTAATGCTTTATAAGAAAATTTAGCAGGCAATTCGCCCAAAGCATTTGAAACAACTCCTATTTTTTCAGATGTAATCAAAAATTTAAGTTCTTTGATTTCTTTTTTTTCGTCAGTCATTTTTTACGCCTCCAAAACTTTTAATCTTTCGTCCAAATTCTGTACTGCCAACAAAGCAAGTAACCCGATTTTAGAATACTGTACAGTTTCAAGTTCTTTTAAATGGTTACCAAATTCGTCAAGGACCGGTATTTTTATTAGTCTATTTATACCGTTCTCATCTTCTTCTATTTCACTTACGTATTCATATTTATACGAACATAATTGCGGGAAGTATTTTTCCACTTCTTCAGCGATAGTTCCTAACTGGTCTATGCCTTTTGATGTATCTTTGAAGTCAAAAAGTTTTACAGGTATTTTAAAAATATCTTCTATTTGTTCAGGCGTTAAATCTCGTAAATTTTCTTTGTACTTTAAGGCAGAAGAAATATAACCAAGTAATCCAGTATCGTCAACATAAGCGTCTCTATTTGTACTGCCCACTGTGGTATTATAAACTTCGGGCATTGTAATAGAGGCATTTTTATTTATAAAAAATGCGTCTATAAGTGGAGCGCCAATTCCATTATCTCTTGTTGCAAAACATAATTTACCGGAAACATCGTTTGTTCCAGTATACGTATCGATAAACGCCTGTATTTGCGATACTGTTATATTTGCCGTGCCATCATAAGCATTATTATTAATAGTAAAAATCTGCATATTATTTGCTACTACCGAAGGTATACTTTCGGTACCACCAAATCGATTAAAAGTAAATGAATTTCTATTTGCGGTATTATTTGAAAAATTTTGAGCTGAAAAAGTGGTATTTCCCCCAGTATTTTTTAAAAAAAATGCTGTTGAAATTTCTGCATTAAAACTATCAGACTGCCCAATAATTAACTTTTTATTTAGATTATCCCATACTAAATTACTATCAGCGCCAAATGCTCCACTAGCATTAAACTGTATCTGTCCATTACTGCCCGCAGGCGTACCTCCGCCCCCGCCATTGTCGGTTATCCTTTCTTTATTAAGTAGCCAATCGTGTATTACGCCCATAATAATTAGTCTTTTTTATGCAAAAATTTGTTTAGCAAACTTGGTCTGCCTCTTTTTTTTGGCTTATTTTTGGTATCGCTTTTTTCTACTTCTTTTTTTTCCTCTTTAGCATTACAAAAGTTAATTATCTCTTTTGCTTTACTTTCGGAAATAGTCTCTTTGAATTTTCCGCTTTTAAATACATAAAGACTTATATTTTCTAACTTTGTTAATTCGCCTTGAAAAATCTTTTTATGTGTTAAAAAAGGGATTGGATTTTTACTTTCTACTTTCATTTTTTACCTCTATTTAAGGGGGAGCGATTAACTCCCCCCTAAATTTTTAAGTTAAGTATTCGTAACTTTAATAGTGCTCCACCAAGCACCATAACCAAGTCCGTGTCTGCGATATAAACCGTAGCGTAATTCGTTGCCCGATTTAAAAGCGTCATCAGTCGGTTTTGGCGTTCTTATTTCCAAAGGATATTCGTTTGAAATCAAAACAGGCGCAAAACCTTTTGCTATTTCTTTAGTATTGAAACAGTAAAAGTCGTTTACATCTGCTAATTTTCTTGATACGAATTTTAAACCTTTAAATAAGTTCGTTTCGGAAGATGTTGCCGTACTTGCAATCATATCAATAGAAGCAAGTTTGGTAAACAAACCTTTTAACTGCGAAGGTATCAAAACAACCAAATCATTAATCATCATATCTTGATTTAATTGTCTTGCATCCTCGTTTGAGCCATCTGCAGTTACGGGATAATAGAACGTATCAAACCGCGAAAGTACCGTAAGTAAATCAGCGTGTATTTTTGCGATTGAATCAACGCCACTTCCCGCTACGATATTATCCTGCGTGCCTGCAATATCAGCCCAAGCGTGCGTTGTGTCGTAAAGGTTTTGTTGGTCAAAGGTTATGCCTTTAGTACTGCCAGCGCCTGCCTCAATGTATTGTACGGCTTGTTTAAGCGGATATTCTCGTGCAGCCGCAGTCATAACATCTATTTGCTTTTGAAACGGATTTAACGCCATCAAATTTTCATTTGCAGCGGCTCTATCAAAATCCTCAAAAGGTATGGTTACACCTTTGCCGTATTCTTCATTGGAAACTGTAAACTGAAAACTATCGGCAGGGCTTTGATAGGTAATGCCTTTGCCGTTTAGTTTTTCTAAATCCTGTAAAAAGTTAAGTAACGGGAAAGTGGTTTGTTTTGTTTTACCCGACATAAATTCCCAAAACATACTTTTTAAAACAGGGTTTAGAGGTTGATATTCTTTGATAAAGTCGGTTTTAACTTTAATGTTAAATTGCTCGACCAGTTGTTTTATTGTTTTTGCCATAATTTTTATCTCCTAAAAAATAATTATATCTCTACAAATGCTTCCGTTGACGAAAGCCATTTACGGATAGTGCCGACAAGTACGTCATTGGTAGTAGTGCCAACCAAATCAACGCTTGAACTATCTGCGACATATACTAAAGTGCTAGGCACGCCAGTAATAATCGTCAATGCAGTAGCCAACGTCATTTTAACCCACTGCCCTGTGCCTGCGGGAATAATGCGGATTTTGTTATCAGCATCAGAACCGCCTGCCGCTTGACTTAAAGCATCTATTGCAATGCCTGCAAAAGCCAAATCAGTAGCGCTATCGCTTGCCGTGGTGGCGTATCCATCAGCGTTATAATTGATTAATTCGCCTTTGTTAATCTCAAGAGCGCCAGCGGCAACGTCTACCTCAATATATTCGGTAGGCGGAATGCCGGGCAATCTCTCAATAATTTTATTCGTAGTTAAATCAGCCATAATTTAATACCTCGCTTTTATATTTTTCTAGCTTTGAGGATATCTTCCTCTTTTAAGCTTGGGTCAGACTTCATAACTTCCATTTCTGCGTCAGTCAAAGTTTTATCGTCTTTTTCCCCGCTATCCCCAATTGCTTTTGTATGTATAACTTTTGGGGCATCTGCGTAGAATTTTTTCATATCTTCCGCAGTTTTAAATTGCGAAAAGCAAGCGTCCTTCATACCTTCTGCTACTTTGCCTTCCGATTTAATGTTTTCAAAAACAGTCTTTTTTTCCATTCCTTCTATTTTGTCTGAAAGGTCAGAGACTGTTTTTTTCAAATCAGCGTTTTCGCCTTCAACTTCTTTTTTACCGTCAACGTCAGATTTGATTTTTTTCAATTCCGCCTCAAGTTCTTTGTTTTTTTCAGATAACTTTTTGGCGTCATCGTTAGTTTTCAAAAGAGCATTAACGTCAATTTTGTGCTCCTCTGAAAGTTTTTTTATCATACTTTCTTTGTCCATAACTTCTAACTCCTTAATTTGAAATACCGATTTTTCTGATAATTTAATCGGCTCGCCTTTTTGGAAAGGTCTATTTGTCAGCGATGCGCCTACCAACACATTGTTAAACCTTTCGCCTTTTTCGTTAACATAGTTTTTGTTAAAAAATTCAGGACTGATGTATTTATACTCCCCATTAGATATTGACTTCCTTGCATTGTCAGTAAAACTAACACCACCCCATAATTCTTTGTTTTCGTTTTTGAAAAACAGTTTTTTAATCCAGCCCCAAGCGGGTTTTTCACCTGCGTCATTATCGTGGGTATTTTCTACCGATATGTCTATGCCTCTTACATTGTTTTTGAAATTATTATTAATTTCTAAAAGGTCGGTTTCGCTTAAATTGAAATTGCCTTGCGATAAACTTTGATAATCGCCAACTTTAAAAAGCATCGCCTCGCTTAATTTATTGGTATCTTCCGAAAGTTTAAAAGAATGTTGTATGCCTGATAGTTTTTCGTTTAACTTAAATTTTTGCCTTATTTCATCAGTAAATATCTCATCGGCTATACCGTAGTCAATTGCCTCTTGTGCATTAAAGTATTTGTCTTTTTTCCAAACATCGCTTTTTATTTCTTCTACGGATTTACCTATATTTTGTGATAAAATTTGAAACATTCTATCATTCCATTTATTTGCTTCTGCTAAATTTTCTTTAACTTCTTGCACATCTCCGCATAAACACGTACTTCCTTCGTGTATCATAATCCTTGAGTTTTCCCCTACAAATCTTTTGTCTCCACTAGCAAATAATATAGCACCCGCAGACATAGCTTTACCTAAAACTATAGTATAAACAGGCGCAGGTACCGAACGCATCGTATCTAAAATAGCGAATAAATCTAAAACGCTACCACCAACGCTATTTATATAAATCTTTATCGGCTCTTTACTGTCTTCGGCATTGAGTTCAATTATCCTCTGCGAAATTCTATTAGCCATTTCAGTTTCAAAATGTTCAAATAAAAAAATGTTTCTGTCATTCATAATTAATCCACCTTCTTTTGATTTTTCTGCATTATAAGAATTGTTATTTTTCTTCGCTGGCTCAAAAAGAATAGTTTTTATTTTATTATCCTTTAGCCATTTTCTAGCCTGTGCTTCCGTCCATCTTGTTATTGGAAAGCGTAATGCCTGCGCAAGAACAGGGTCTTTTGGTTTACTTTTGCCTTTTAATTTTCCCCAAATTACATCAATAGTAGTAGGTACTTTGACACCTTGTATACGTCCATCACCGCTACCGTGTGTGCGCCTAAAAGTTTTAGGGTCAAAGTCATTAGGTTTACGTAACCTTGCGGCGTGTTCATTTGGATATGGCATAAATTATTCCTTTAGACGCAAAAGGGACGTACTAAATAAATTTTGAGTTCATTTAATACGCCCCTTTGGAAAGCGTCTTCTATCGGTCTGCCAAAGACAGTGAGAGGTAGCGAACCTTTACCGAAATTTAAGTTTAATAAAAAACTTAATCAAATTTTAAAATATCTATAATACTTTTACTAAATTAATCTTAATAAAACAACTAAAAACTACGTTGCGCCCAAATACTCGGGGGTGGTAACTGGTCATCTATCTTTGCTTTTGGTTCGTCCGCATATATCGGCCGCATAAAACTACGGCAATTAAAATGCAAAGGCGGGCGTACTTGTGAAAGCGCAATACCGCCAACACTATATATATGTCCGTTTAACCATCGGCATATATCCGTTGTATTTCCATCATCAACTGCAATAAATTGATATGCCTGTATCAAATCGGGGTTTTGTTTCCCAAAATCCATAAAGCCAACGTTTGAGCCATCTGTAATTAAATGGCTTGATGCTGTGCCTATTGGACCGCTTAAAATATAGTCATCTAAAGATTTGTTGACTTCGGCTATGGTTTGTTTTGTCGTAAATCCCTTATCGGTTTTGTTTTGCGCGACAAAAACGGCTTTAACTTTCATAGAAGTGGTTTGGTCATCTATGACGTTGTTAGACATATTCTTGGCATAGACTTTTAAATTGTCCGGCAAATTATTCGGGTCCACGTCAGGTATTTCCGCAAGTTTTAATTTAGTCGTATGCCCTTTGGCATCTTTTTTAGCGGTTAAAAAACCGTCTCCAACAAAGTAAGATACCTTTTGTACAAGGCCACTACGATATTTGTTTATTAACGGAACGTCTAAATTCAATATGCCACGTTGCGGGATTTGCCCCTTATTAAGTATTTTTTCTAAATTGACAAGTAATTTTTCTTTTATTACTGTCATATTTTCACGCATAAAATCAGTTAAAAGAGGTTTGTTTTTTTCTACAAATTTATTACGCTCTTTTTGTAAGGCAGAATTGCTTTTTTCTGCAAGTTTTAGTTTAGTTGCGTTTTCGCTTAAAGGCATCGGCTCCGATGGTTTGGGTTGCGGTTCTGCGATTTGTTTTTCGCGCTCTATTTTCTGCTCCTCTGTAAGATTTGGCATTTCCATTTTGGTACGGATAAAATCCTCATCGCTAATAGTAGGCTTAATTGCGCCCTTCTCAATTAGTAAAGCGTAATTAGTTATAAAGGTCTGTATTTTGCCTTTGTTGACGTTTAAACCGATTAATTCAGGGTAGACGTCCTGCTTGCCAAAATTAATATCTATCATTGGTTTAATTACTTTGTTATTAAAAGTATTTGTAATCAAATCAATTAAGTACTGCAAGCTGTCTAAAAAGATTTGCGATTGCACATCGCCTAAAGCGAAACTACCGCCTTTACTTCCTTGCCCTAATTCTAAAAACTGCGTCATTACAGATTTTGCCATCTGCGTATTATGCCGGGAGATTTTTTGATTTGTTATTGCATTATTATAATTTCCAAATTGCCAAGTAAAAACATAATCGGGATATCTAATCATATACGGATTTTGCGAACGCCCAATACGTTGTAAAATACTTTGCACAGCTTTATAATCGGGGCTATCGGGCTTTACACTTTTAGGAATAACCATATCGGGTACACCGATTGCGTTTTTACGAACTCCAATAGTGTCAATTACTTCTGTTTCGCTCTTGCGTTTCCAATCCCAGTAACTCCATCGTAAAAGCGATGTACCACGCAGGTCATCGCCCTCTTGATTTAAAACAAAAAAGACTAAATACTCAAAAGGTATGTCTACTAACTGTCCATCTGTCCGTCTTTGTTGTATTATTTCATTTCTTGGCTGTATCTCCTCAATAGATACTTGCAGTCGGGCAAGTAATTCGGGGACGGTATATCTTTTACCTTCATAATCCCAAATAGAATAAACTTGTTCAAAAATACTAAAGCCATACTCGGTAAAAGACAATAGCTGATATAAAAGATTAACGAACGCTATAGGATAATTTTTAAAAAAATAATCCTTGCAAAATTTAGCGTGAAATTTGTGTTTTTTGTCATCAGAACTTGTAGATATATCCCAGTCGGCAGACAGTATCGGAGTTTTAATCATATTGAGCATCATTCCGATTTGACTGTCAAAACTCATTTTTTCGTAAATGAAACTGCCTTGTAAGCCGCGCAATGGTGGTTTAGGTTCTGCGGATACTTCTAGCCCTTCGTCCATAGTGCCGTAATCGCCTATGGCGGTAGTATGTACTTCGTCAATCTTTTGTTTTGGTTTTAAAAAATTTAAAAAAGCCATTTATAACTCTATCCCACCAAATACACCAGTATCGCCCGAAATGTAATCTTTCAATTTAGTATACAAACCGTAGCGTAATGCGTCAAGTAAATGGTCGTTAAATTTAATCGGTTCATCTAAAAAATTCCCATCCTTATTTTTTTTCCACGAATACGATTTAATTTCTTTGATTACATTATCAGATTTCTTTGTAATATGCAAGCGGAATTTTTTAACGAAATCAATGCCTGTCTTTACGCTCTTATCGGAAGGCATCGCATTAAAGCCACCTTCTCGGCATATCTCCTCTATACGTGCGGGTTCTGCGCAATCCGCAAATATCTCGTTATGTTTATCTATGTTTAGTTTTTTTAGCTCTTCTATGACATCGGAATTTGTCAGCCCTGTTTTATAAAGTAACTCATCTATGTAAACCTCTTTGTCTTTGATTTTAATTTCAATTAAAGCAGTCGGGACATTATATCCGAAGTCAAGGCCGTAAAAAGTTTCAAAATCTCCCTTTGGCATTTCGTCTACTAAATTATAGTTTTTGTATATCAGCCCTTCGGTGTTGCCCCACTCGCCTAACGTAAAGATTTTGTAAGCGTTTTCGTCTTGGTTTTTTAAATCGGTTAGAATTTTAACATAATCCTCGCCCAAAAAAGGATTATCTAAATAATTGCTTTTGATTAAATTACAGTTAGGCTCTTTGATTAATTTAGTTGCAATCCAACTGTTTGCGTCTTCGGGGTTTAAACTTAAAAAGATTTGATTGAGTTCGCCTAAAGATGTTTTGCCTGATAGCCGTGTGTAAAGCGTTATGTAATCTCTAAAGGTAAACTCGCTCGCCTCTTCAAGCCATATGTAATTAAATTCCGTGCTTTTTATCTTTTCGGGGTCGTCTAAACTAAAGAATTGTACTCGGTTGTTTTTTTCGGGGAAATCGTAAAAGTTTTCAGTACGGTTATGATGCTCTACGTTGTAAAGCCCCCACTCTTTTAAGATATCTATAAACAGGCGATAAGCAGTCATCTTAAGCGCAGGTAGCGTTTTACGTGTAATGCCGATGTTCTTGTTGCGTTCGGTACGCATCTTGTAAGCGAATAACTGCGCTATGCTATAACTCTTACTGCTACGTGCGCCCCCTATATTGCAATTAATCTTATACTTGCTTTCATAATTGCGTTTAAAAACGCTTGTTATGGTTAACTCTTTTTTATTTTCGGGCATTATCAACAATGTGCTCTATTATTTTATTTTGTACTTCATTTACTTTTATATTTACGTCAATAACTTTTTTTAGTCTATCAATCCTTAAGTTATTTAGAAAAATTGCCGTGCATATAAAAATTATAGATATTCCAATTTCTTTGCTCATTTTGTTTCCCCCTTCATTTTTTTGTTGACTTTTGCTTTTTTTACTAACTCAATAGCTATGTCTCGCTGATTATCAAAAGTTCTAATTTCTTTTAATACCTCATCTATCTTTAAACCTTTGGAAAGTAAACTGTAAAATACATCATTTGTTTTCTGCGAAAGATAAGTAGTGTCTTTTAAAATTGCCCTCGCTTGCATCATTGCAAGTTTTAATTTAGTGTAGTCTTTTTTTAATACCAAATCTTTTGCTTCTGATTTTTTTAAATTTACTTTATCTTTTGCTTTTTTCTTTTGCATAATTATTTATCCTAATTGTACCTAGAACATTCGTATTTTAATTTTCCGCAATGCTCGCAAACTTCTTTCGTTATTTTATATTTTTCTAAACGTTCCTTTTTTTCAAGTTCATATGCCGCACGTCTTGTTTCTGCATCTCTCTTTATTTTAACCTTACTGTCTAGAAAATTTTTACATTTTTTCTTGTTATTTTGAATATATCCCTTATCGCAATAATCCTGTAAAGTATCTCCTCCAAAGTCATCGCAACCGGCATAATAACATTTAGCGCAAAGTCCAGTCTTTATATCATCAGTAGTCATCTATCCCCCTTTTTATTCTCAACTAAAACAAGGCTGATGTCGGGCGCTCTGTCATCTTTGTTTATTACTTTGTCAGGTACTTTGCCTAATACTCTTTGAAATAGTACCTCTGCCCGTTGCGGTTCGCCCTTATTAACCGATACTAAAAAGGCGCTTGCTACTATCGCCTCAAGCACATTGCTCTGCTTATTATTACGGATTTCCGAAAGCTCCTCAATTGACTTGTTACCAAAACGTTGGATTATTTCTATCAAGTCGTTTTTAGTCTCTTGCTTCATTTTCTTAATTTCAGGCGGTAACTTCGGCTGTCCTTTGCCGTGCTTATTGCCTTTTTTAAATTTATGTTTTGGATTTGGATTGCCTTTTGCCATAATTTTATGTGTTTGTTATGTGTTTAATTTGTTTTATCTTTTATTATTTTTCTCAACGTATCAGTATATCTCGTTTCATACCTTTTGCTTTCAGCACATTTTCTACAAAAACTAAAATAATATCTAGTAGTAACTGGAAAAGCGCCGTAATCATCTTTATAAAAACAGTTAATCTCGCCAGATTTACAACTGGTTATTTCAACTCCACATTCGTGACAGTGATTTTTGTCTTTAGAATTTAAGCATAGTAATTTCATAGTTATTTTAATAACTTCGCCTTTTTACCTGTCAGGTTTTAGCTTTTTAAGGGCTTTAATCCTTGTATGACCGCCTAGTATTATAAAATCATTATCTACTATTATGGGGGCAATATAGCCGTTCTTTTTAATGCTATCGCATACGTAATCAACTGCCTTGTCGTTTTTGCGTGGATTGCGCTCGTAAGGTTTAATCTTATTTAATGCGATATTTTTTAAGTGTTCTTTTTTCATAGTGATACCATATTACATTGTACTAAATATTTTCAAGGTATCCTGCTCTTTTGACA